CTGCGCAGTTAAGTTCATCCGTCCGCCTGTAGACGAAGTTGTACGATAACTGTGTAGTTGGAATTCTGTGTCACTCAGCCGATTTACAAAATACGACCTCATATAGGTCAAACCACCAATCGCAGTGTTTGTGCCAGAATCACCGATGTAACAGACAAGATCGCCCGTTCTAAACCCGTGAGCGGTAGGGGTCGTGATCTTTTCGTTAGTCGTATCAATCACCAACTGATCTTCAGTAAAGTAATAGACTCCCATTCTATTTTCGTCAGGCAACCAGTCTACACCTGCAACGCCACCCTGTAGAAATCCCTCGGTTTCTCCAGTTGCTGTTGCGCTAGTATAACTAATATCTAAATCGGTAGTGTTTTCTATTACTGCGTTATCTGTATCAAATGTTAGCGTAGATTTAGCAAACGTATTGGACAAAGCCATACTTGTGCCATTGCTGAAGTTTGTTGGAAACTCAGTGCTAACAGTAAGTGTGCTAGGGTTGGCACTATCCGTTGTTATACCACCGATGTTTGTAAGTTTAAATTCTGTCCCTGAGTAAACAGACCCGGGGAACAACTGTGTAAATGTTTCCTTAATACTTCTAGTCTGTAAGAAGGTAGATTTAGCAATGTAGTTAAACGATGTCCCTGTGAGAACGGCAGAAACAACAAAACCACCGTCCGCTGAAGCACTTCCAGAAGACTGAACAATAATAGGGGCGCCACGTTGTAGGTTGTGTTCTTCGCTACACTGCACTGTAACAATGTTGCTGCCCCCAACGACAGTCATGTCTGTGACACCGATGTCAAAATCACCGTTCCGAGCAAAGAACGTTGGGATGTTGTTCGTAAGTTCCAGTGTCTCCCATTTGGTGGACTGCAAACCATATTCAAAGTCGGTATCAATGAGGTTTTCTGGGTTTGAAACACGAATCTTGGAAACTGGGTCTACAAACCTATCGTTTACCGTAATATCGGTACTTTCTTCTTCAAGTAAGATTTGTAATTCATCCGTATCGTTCATGCTTGTTGTGTCAAACGACAAAGTGACCGTGGTCTTAAACTCGGCGTAGTCGAATGATATATTACTAAATCCAAGCGCAGCATCGTTGAACTGATAGATGATATCTCCAGTCGTAACGTTTGTGATCAGCAAAAAACGTTTTTGAGCATACACATCTTTTAGTGTGATCGTTTTAGCTGACGCATCAAACGTGTAATCAAATATCAGTCTCTTGCCCATGTTCTTATCCTAATGCTATCGATAGAGCTATCGATTGATCTTTCGTTATAGACTTACTCGCGGGGTAACTAATAAACACAGACTTAGGGCCAGATGCAAAGCTGACCTTTGATCCCCCTGAACTACTCTCAAAGACTGTACTTCTTTCTAGGGTGTTCGCACTTGAGTATGTGCCTATACCTGTTTCCCATGTGTTGTCATCAGCTACGATAGAGTAAAACGTTTTATCTCCTACGCTCAAAACATTAGCGAAGGATTGAAACCCCGGAACAGCACCGTTTAGCGATATGTTTCCTACGCCTGTGCTTGTTGAGGATTCTTTTACCCTGTCGAAGACCTTAGACATTACGCAATCCTTATGATCGCCGTTGACGCTGATGGAGACGGAAACTGAATTGTAAAGTCGCCGCCTGATGCACTTTTGTTTCCGTTAAAGTTCAGAACTGCTATCGCAGGTGTCGTTCTACCAGAAGCATTACCAGAAGGAGTAGCGTTATAAATTACCGCAGAGTTAGCGTTTGTAACGGTCACACCTGAAAAAGTTTTGTTCGAGAAACTGGTGTAGATGGTTGAACCAGAACCGCCATTAGTAGGAGCCGTACCTACAACTAATTTGTTGTCCGTAAATGCTGCACCTGAACCACCTGCCGTATACCCACCTGCACCAGAAACACCTGTACTCGGAATTTCTTCCGCCCCAAACGGTGGAGCAGTCAAGTTTTCATCTAGTACGTCTGAGGAGTTCACATAAATAGATATGCAAAACGTTCCTGCGGAGGCGCCTGAGTTACTAAAGTCATGACCCCCTAAAAGAAGCTCTTCTTTAAACGAAGTGGTCAAACCTGCGGATATCGACATCACATTCTCCTAATCAGTTCGGCAAGCTCGGGATGACCTGCGTCTTTTAAGGCATTATACACAGTTGTCCTATCGCTGAGAATACCTTGTTTTATATACTCTGCTATAACAGATTCCATAGAGCTTTTAAACGCTCTTGCTTGGTCCCTAATTACAGGAGGCGCGGTATCCGCCACATGCATCAATTTGTCTACGCAAAACGAAGCGATCTCTTCTGGTGTATGGCCCCGATTATTTGTTGTGTGTACTTTAACATCAATCATTGTTTAGACCGTATAACAGTACCTGTTCTATACAAATCGGTTGTTTGTTTCGCTTCGCCCAACTGTTTCAACTGTGCTAGCCCTTCTTGAACACGCTGCATATACATCGCCATAGTATCGTTTTCTGCTTTCATAAACACACCTGCCTCGACCAACGTAGCATAAAGCAGTGTGGTTTCAGCATTAATACTCAACCAACTTGTAGAGTCATCCCCGCCTGAATCCACAGTTAGGCTGATAGGCGCATAGTAATAGCTTAACTCAAACGGGTATGCTGTTCCGGGTGTGGGACCTAAAATAAAGTTCACATTGTCGAACTGACCGTAGTATTTAGGGTCACCCTGCACGGATGGATCGGGGGAATAGGTTTGAACGAAACTTGCATCTTTAAATTCTAGATAGTGTTTCTCACCGTCTTTAACAAAAGATAAGGAGTATGGCGCCAAGAAATCGGTAGGTAAGTTAAGGTACTTACTCGCAACAACAAAGTTTGATGTCTGAGTTTTTCTAAACAGGTTTAGCTGCACCTGCTTTAAAATTTTATCCTCGGCTAGACGAATAAACACAGGGATATTGTTTACGAACGTCGTCTCGTAATTCTCTGTGTAATCCTGAACTGCCTGTTTTAACTGTCCGTATGTAAAACTCATCTATGCCTCCACCGTAATGGGTCCTGCGGAAACAAAATCACCTCCACCACGAAGCCCACCTACTTGTGCCGTATCAGACACAGATATTGTGTACGTGTCAGTGTCTACCACAGTAATTGAATAACCGTTAGCGTCATTTAGCACAAGCAGGGTAAACCCATCAAACGGTGCTGCATTCCGCAACCGAATAACATCAGAGGTGCTGCGACCATGCCCGGGTTCTAATATCGTTATAACATTTGTTCCTACGCCCCCTGACATCAGAGGGTTGTTACGAAGCAATACTTCCACCGCAGGTTCTGTTCTGTCTGGACGAGGGTTTCTAAGAGCCTGCGGGTCAGGTCCTACCCGAGGAGGAAACAACTGCGGATGCTTCTCTTCCCACTCATCTGGACCAACAAGTAAACCATTCCATTCTTTCTTCATCTCCGAAAGACGGTAACGTTTACCTGAACGGTCAGATATACCCCAAGCCTTTTTACCACTAGCGAATGCCATTAGACCCTCAAATAACTTAAACTAGGTTGTAGTTTAAGCGGAGTGCGGTTTTCGTCCTCATCCGCTGCTCGTTGGAACTCTTCCTCATAAATGGTTTTCAACATCTGCACACGTTCAGGTGCACGTTTTACTGCAATGTAGTACGCTAACCCCGCCACAAGACAAGGATAAAACCTAAAAGGAATATCAGTAGTATTAACCAAAGCATCAGCATCCTCAATTCGACGCACATAGTAGTAAACAAGTTGGTCTGTAGAATTCTCGGGCACCGACCACAGGTTGATTACAGGAGTGATCTGACGGTCAAAGTAATACTGACTTGGGCGCCCCTGTACAGTTTTGTTTGGCATGGTCAAGTAATCACCACGGCTAATTCGATCTAACTCGTAATCTGTCCCATCTCGACGTAAAACAACCTCCAACAAATCAACTACGTCAGGTGTCAACGTTTCCTGTTCTTGACCTTGAGTCAAGGTGATCGTCGCTTGGTTCACGGTCCACAGGTTCAAACCACGATTAGCCCAGTCTGCAAACATCAAGTTTAAAGACCGACGAGCCGTCTTGGCATCGTAGCCTGTGCGAACCTCTAGCCCACACCGCTCATATGCTTCCTCGATCATCTCACCAACGTCGAGGTTAAAATCTCTTGAACCAGATGTTGTCATGACTCAACTTTCTTTTCCCATTTGTGGCACTCGACTGCGATAATCTGGTAGCCCGGATATCTGGATTGCAGCGATATAACCCCGTTTTGCATAAAGTCTCCGACGCATTGTTCTTGTGTGGGAAACGAGGGGCCTCCAACTGCAAAACATAAGTTTTGCGAACACATCAAGACAAACGCCGTAAACATTACATCACTTCTTCTTCCTCTTCTTCGCAGTCTTCGCAGCCTGTTTGAAGTTTTTAGCCGATGGAGCACCTTTGCTCCCGGGCTTCCTCATTTTCTCACCACTCCCTGCCTTAATCCGTTTCCGTTTAGCATGGATGTTGGCGTATAACCCGGGCTTCTTTGCCATCCTTCTACTCCGTCCATTTGATGTCTGTTGTCTCTGGTTTCCCCGGCTGATCATCGTAACTCACCTTCTGCACCCGTTCCATCAGAACCTTTAACATCTCATAATTCTGCGACACCATATCGTTGGTGTGCTTCATCTCTGCGCCCATTATAGCAGTTCGCTTGTCTAAATCCACTAAAGTTGTTGTGGTCCAATCCACCCACTTCTGGATCACCATTCCATAACTAGCAACAACCCCCACTACTATCATAGTTGCTAACGTAAAAATGATATGCTTCTGTTCCATTCTAACAGTTCCATCTCTTGCGTGCTGCCTTGCCGCGTTCACCAGTCCATCCACGGCTACGCGCACAGAAAGATTTCTTACGGCCCTTGTCTTTCTTTGTCTTTGGGTTTGGCGCAGGAGCTTTAAGATTTGATCCCGTTTGACGGTTGTATTTCGCTCGACCTTTGGCAGTGAGTCCCGCTCCCTGCTTAACTGATCGTTTCTCGCCGCGACCCACAGATAACTTAACACTTTTCTTCTTCTTTCGTTCTGCCATTAGATTGGCCCCGCATTTTGAATGTAAACAAATTCCATTGACGCAGAAACATCAAAGCTAACCGATCCAGAAGAAGAAAACGCTCTCATTTCTAGGTCTGTTTTTTCTGTGAACCTTAATGGAAAAGTATAAAATTGCTCGTGTGCGCCATCTGTAAGAGTAAATCTTTCTTTTATTTGAAACACTTCCCCATAGGGTCTAGCAACAAGACTAGCATTCAAAATAGAAGGTGTCTGAGTTGATGTGCCTGTGGATAAAGCCATCTTTGTAAGAAAGGCTGTATATCCTGCGGGAACTGTCCAAAGACCCATTAATGTTTGGTTATCTCCATCGCCATTGACGCTAAGATAAACATTAGCAGGAACTCCAGTGGTCACTGTGCCTGTTCCTGCGTAAATTGTGCCGGCATTTGCGCCACCACTACCCGCGCTGCGAACAATGCCACGATTGATCCGAAAGTACGATTTGGTAGTATTAACAGGCGTTTGTCCGTTTAATGTGACAACTTCGTTTATTTCGTTGTAGTCACCATCTAGGCCAAAAATTTCAACCGTTCTTGCACCAGTACCTGCGGCAGTGTCGTTAGCCGAACTGCTTGATATAGTCATTATCGTGGCTGATGGGGGATAGGAATACAAACCACCTTGTTCCCAGATGGTTTCTTTTGTGCCTCCAACATCGTTGTTGTAACCAAACTTAAACACAGTTTTATGGCCCGGAATCTGCCCCCGGGCCACCTGTAGCTCAAATGGCTCAGATGTGCCGACCTGAGTTATAGATCGTATATCGTGCGCCACGACAACCTCCTACGATAGGATGATTGTTAGTTGGTTACTCGCACCCGTAAACGCTGAAACATAAACACCCTCAGTAGCAATAATGCCGTCATCGGGGATGTTCATGACATGGTGACCTGTTGGAAACGTTTGCGTAAGCAAAGTTTCTCCAGATGCACTACCGTTTTTCAACGTAAATGCACCCGCAGCCGCTGCGTAAATCACCACTTGACGTAGACGAGAACGAGACGGACCGACAATTGCAGCCGCCGTTCCTTGAACCCAGTTGTACGCTTTTACCGGACCTGCCATTGTTAATCATCCTTCTTTTTACGAGGACGCTTAACAACTTTCTTCACCGTCTCCCACGCTTCATTAACGTTAGGGGTCGATGGGTCATCTGCTTTTAGCGTGCCATCTTTGTTTCTAGCGCGGACCTTTTTAGCTTTTAGAGGATTGCCGTCAGGGTCTAATCCTCTAGCTGCTAGTTCCTCGACACTTGGTGGTTTAAACCTACTCATGTGTCACCTATTACGCCGCTGCGATTGTTGCGCCTGTATCTGAACGCTTCCAGTTTGTTCCATCTGAGAACGCAAGAATTGGACTTCCTGCCGCACCATTAGAAACGTAAACCAACGTGCCTGCTCCTGCATCAGAAGCTGATGGTGCATTTGCAACGGTGTATGTAGGGACCTTGATGTCTCCAACAAAACCGTTCGTCGCGGTCACTGGACCTGAAAATGTAGTTGATGCCATTGTATTACCCTTTGCATAAGGATTCGCTTTACAGTCTATGCAACGTCAGGAGGGCCTGTACCTGTCTGCAAAGCTAGTGATGCCCTAACCCCACAATACAGAAATTTGGAATAAATGCAAAGTATGTTATGGTGTACATAGCCAACACAAGGAGATTCTCCGATGCCCCACAAGGACCCGGAGAAGCGCAAGCAATATAACAAGGAATACGGGGCCGAATGGTATAAACGGAACCGCGAGAAAACGATTGCTCGAACGGCAGCTAGGAGAAAAGAAAAACGAAAAGAGTGGAGAGAGTTTAAGGCACAACAAGAGTGTCTTTTTTGTGGGATGCAGCACGAAGCCGTAATTGAGTTTCACCACCCCGAGGGTTCAGATAGCTACGACACAAAAGTACATAATTTTGTACAAGCGGGACAATGGAAGCGGGCGTACAAAGAGGTGGAAAAATGTATTCCCTTGTGCTCTAACTGTCATCGCATTTTACACCACAACGAAAGGCAAGGGACCCGAGATGATGTTGACTAGAGAACAGATAGAACAGTGGGAGCACTTTAAAATAGCAGACAAAATCTGTGAACGCGCACGCCGTGGTATACCACAGGATCGATGGATGCGTGGTGATCAAGAAATGTTTGCTATGGTGAAAGCGTATATGGACCTAGTGACTGCGATGAAAAGTATGCACGATGACATAATCAACAAAGGTCTCGAATCAATGGGAATAGGGGAAGACTAGCTCCCCCTACCCAATTTTTATGCGCCCGGTGAACCGAACACTGCGCGTGGATCGCTGAAGCCGAAGCTGTAGCGTTCACGAGCTTTAAAGCGCATGTTACCAGTGTCAAAGTCGGCTTCCATGCCTGTTGACATCGGTGTACGCTCGAAGTGGATGAAACCACGAGGTGCGTCTGTCATGACGAAGAACGCGTCTGGGTCCGTTAGGAAGTCGTTAACGGCATAACCGTTTGGCAACATACCCATTGAACGGATCGCGTTTGTGTCATTGTCCGCTGTTCCTACACGTAAGTTAGAAACCATCAAACGCTCTGCTACGAACTGTAGCTGACGTGGGATGATCAACTTAGTGCCGCGTAGGGCAACTTTTAGACCACGCTCATCGACGAAACCTGCAATACTGATCAAGGCATCTTCAAGAGATGTCTCGTTCAAGTCTGCCGCTACTGTTGGTTCGTTGGCAAACGTACCGCCAGATGTCAGTGGGTGAGATGCGTCACATAGTGCGACTCCGTCTCCGCCCGCATTTGCACCTGCGGTGAAAGCGTTGTTAAGAACCGCTGCGGCCTTAACTTGCTTTGTGTGTGCCATGGAACGAGCCAACGCACGAGTGTAACGTGATCCAAGACGATCATAAAGATTGTCTTCGACTGCTTCCTCTGTGATAGAGAATGCCAACGCCACTGTTTCGTGGTTGTAACGAGCAGTGTATGCTTCGTTTGCGTCGTCATAGTTAATTGCAGAACCTTCCGATTTGGTTGGTGCCGCACCGAACCCAGACAACATAACCTCTTCCTCGAATGCTCGATCAGAAGATTCTGTTGTATAAATCTCGGCGTGTTGGTTTTCGTACCGTGAGTACTCCATACCGAACAGCGCGTTGAGACCGGGTTCCAACTCTTTCGCTAGTTGTGCGCGAGAGATAGCCATTAGTCAGTCTCCTTATAC